TCTTTAGTTACTATAGAAAAGCGTAAATCCCCTCCCATATTCTGCCAATGCTTAACACTAACAATATCTTTTTTATCTATACCTCTATCTTGTAGATGTATGTCTAAAGCAGTATTTCCGTTAATATTATCTAAATCTTCCCCTCTTGATTCATTGATTAATTCAACCTCATCAGATGATAGCCTTAGTCTTTTGCCTGATTTTTTCATATTCAAATTTAATTAAAATAATTATATATATAAAAAAAAAGTGAGAAGTTATTAACCTCTCACTCTTAACTACTAACTATTCCTAAATGAAAACACTCATTCAAGGAATACAAACATACACTATTTTTTTGATGAATCAGCAATTCCCTGTCCTAATATCAAAACAAGTAAAGCATGATATAAATCTGTTGCAGTTGAAACATCTACTCCTAAATAAGTAACTAGAGCAGGAACTACTACTGCTGAAATAGCATACCAGAATTTCTTACTCTTTAACATTGCTTTAATTAACCAATTTTTCATTTTCTTTTATTTTTTAAATTATTATTACTAAAGCTTATAGGATATTCCTAAACTAAACTTACCGCTATCTTCAACTTCTGAATCCAAATTTACACTATAATTTGGCTCTACATACATATTGCCCCAAAAGCTTACAGAATAACCAACCCCAACTCTAGCGTTGTCAAATGTATTTTCTTTTGGTAAATCTGCAGATAGATATAAATTATCATTCATATTATATCTAACGAACACATCATAATCATCTCCACTTTTTCTTAACCCAATCATATAGCCACCATCTAAGGAATATCCTATACCCATACTGTTTGTTATATTTTCGGTCGCCCAACCTTCATTATCAGTTGGAAAATCTATGTTGCTAATTACCGTATATTGCGCTGAAGCACATAACGAAGTCAAAACAACTACCACCATTAAAACTATTTTTTTCATTTTTATCTATTTTTAATTATTAAATTTATTTTTTTACTTAATTGATTACCTAAAATATAATCCATTAGGTAAGCGTGAGCCAGTTTACTTTCTAAAATTTTATCAGAACTCTGTGCTCTATGAGTTCCTGTCAATATACACCCTCTACTATCAGAAGGGTAATTTCCCCTATGAAAAAGGATACAACTCCTATCAGGGACATCTTGAACTAGCAAGTGGACATAATCTCTACTTCCACTTTCTCTAGCTAATCTTACCCTACAAGCATATTCTCCTTCAGGGATGCAAGATACACTTTTTTCGTTGTCCCTCCACGCTAGCTCTAGTGTATGTGAAATAAATTCTGCATTGCAATAGAGCTTTCCAATTACTGATTTATTAGTAAAAGTATCTCTGATTAGCAATAGGTTAGCCCTACCTTCCTTGTCCTCTATATTTTTTCTTATAGCCATTTTGACATTTTGAAGAATTTTTGCTATGCACACCTTTCCTTTTTTTTTGACGATTTCCCCTAAATGTAAGTGTGGATTGTTTTGCCATTACGACGACACACCACCTTTAGTAACCGCAATATATTCAATGTCTATACTATCATCAGCACTAGCACTTTGTCCATTTATTTCCTGTATATCAAGAAAAGTTACCAATCCTGAAGCTGCTAAGCTATCAATCTCTGGACTCATTAATAAAAATGTTTCTCCTGCCTCAACATTAATATATACATAATCAGCGCCATCTCCAAGCTCTAATGTTAGGGCATTAATAGTGTCTGTGTTTGTAATTCTAAAATAAGAATAGTCTGCTACAATCACTTGACCTCTAGCATCCAAAGTAGATAGCTTAAGGATTGTTGTGAAAGATGTACCTGCTATCCCCTTACCTAAAATTGTCATTATCCTTTGGTCAACCTTTCCATTACCCGCAAAGGATTTTGAAATAGTATTTCCATACTCCACACCATTTAAAGAAATACTTTCACTTATCCTAACAATTAAGTCTGTTTGTGTTATTGTCCCTGCCATCTTATTTTCTTTTTAATTTTATAAATTTATATATTGTAAAGGCTATTGCCAATAAAGTTGATGTAAAAAGCAAATACTCATTACACTCACTCAAGCTCAACCCTATTACACCCCCATTTGCAGCTAAAACCTCAACCGTATCTTTCATGTTCCCGTTCATTATTGTTCTCATTTTTATGTTGTTCTATATCCTATTAGTGATATTTTAATTCCTGTTGCTAGAGTGCCTGCTACTGCAGTAACATCAAAAGTAATCACAGCATCATTTGCTAAAGCGTAATCTGATATAACCAAAGGAACTGCGGCCGTAACAGATGTTTGTTCTGACGCGTCTACAGTTATAAGAGTAGAAAGAACGCTTACTCCTCCCTCCAATACATCTATAGTGGTTTCTCCTGTTGAAGCTGTATTAAACCCAACCCTAATATCTGTTAGTCTAAAATCATAAGGCATCCGTATAAAATCTATTCCTGCTGCTACAGCCACAGCAGTAGTAGGGGTATAACTCCTTAATATAAATGTTTCTAAAGAATGACTCCAAGAAAGGGCTCCCCCCCTGTCATCATAAGTAACTCCATTTAATTTCCCTAAATAAGTATTGTTATCTGCAGACTCTTTCCCTAAAGGAAAGTGCCTATTTGCATCTAATAAATTTTTATGTTCGTTTGAAGCCATTTTATTTTGTTTTAACAGTCGTTACAATTACATCCACTTACAGAAACACAAGAGCTGCAAGCCTCAACCCCTGAATAACCTCCATATATGCTATCATAAAATATCATTCCATGATTCTTATATGTATCACTCATACTCTTGGGACAATTACTTTCAAATGTAGGGTATAAACCATTTTGGTCAGAACCATTTAAAAAATCCATCATATCTCTAGCAAATATCTCTGCCTTTCTATATGTGTCTTGCTTAAAAGTGTTATATGTATCTTGATTAATTATTCTTGAAAACTCATCTATATTATTAACAACCCCACTAGACGATATATTACTCATTATATCATTTACAACCTCAAACCTAACAAACCAAGACAAGCAATCATCTAAGTAGTAGTCCATAAACTCCTTATTAGCAGCAGTTAATGTTGATGTATCGTGTTCAAGTTTTAATTCCGCATAGAATTTATCCCCAAGTAAAGGTCTTATATGAGCCAACTCAGATAAAACAATAGTGTTCTCTGAAACAAGAACAGGATCAGTATTTTTATTAGTAAAGGTCTTGTTAATTACCTCTCCTGCAGTTACTAGCGTATCGTATTGTTTAGTGTTCCCCATATCTTATTGTTCTACTATTATTTCTTTACTTTCATCAACATCTCCATCTCCGTCTAAATCTCTCTCTGTAACTATAATTTCTCTATCTGCAACAAACATATCTCCATCTTCTAGCATAGGCAAGTCCTCATCAATCAAAGCTCTTTGCTCGTTTATAGTTAAAATCTCTCTAATATCTACATCATTTGCATAAGATATTGGGGGGTCGTAATGTATCCTTAAATCACTAGGGTCATAACCCATTTCTTTATAAAGAACTGTTCTTATTCCATTTAGTATTAGTTCAGAAGTATCTCTAATTACCGTTGTCATTACTAAGTCATAAGCAATTCTAATCTCACTTCCTGTGTTATTCATTTTACCCGAACTAACAATACCCGATAATGATGGCTGCCATCTGTTAGCGGTTATAATATTTTGGTCAGTTATTTGTTGTAAATCAATCCAACTACCCTCTTGGTCATCTTTTATAATCTGAACATTAGCAGGAGATGTATCTCCATTCTTTACTATAAATAATATCTTCCCATTGTTCCCTTCTCCTACAAATTTCTTTTGAGCTTCTCTAACCATTTTTTGAGCTTCTTCTTCGCCCATATCTCCATTTATTTCTACAATAGCTGAAGGTTGAAAGCCATTTAAGAATTTAGTGTGATTCCATTTACCTATCTCATAATCAACACAGATATGCTCTAGTGCGGCTACATAATCAGGAAGCCCATAAAATTGGAATGTAGGCTCGTAATCCTTAAAGTGAATTACAAACTTATTGTGAGCTACCCTAGGATATATAGGAAGCCTTTTTATTTTTGAATCATTATTCCAATACTTACACCAATCAGAATTTATATAAACCTCTTTCTTAGTCTTAGACATTCTTACAGTAGTTGCATCTAAATGATATAGATTAACTCCACCATCATATATAACGCATTCCATATATGCATTACCAAAAGTGTAGTAATCATCTGCTAGTTTTTTAAAGACATCTCTTAAAGATTCTTTGTCTGCATTTACATCTTCAATAAATTTTCTTAATGAATCATTTTCACAAACAAATTTTGCTCCACTTGTGAATACGGTTTTTTGAGCCAACACACTTCTATGTGTAGAGGACTTTCTCTTTAGCTCTGCTAAGTATTGAGGAAAAAGGTTATCATCTCCAAAAGGAACCCAGTCGGTAGGAAGGTCTTTTACATCTTTAACTTCTCTAATGCTTGGTGGAACTGATAAATCAAAAACACCAAACTCAAAAGTATTATTCTTCTTTTGAGTCTTTCTTTTTACTACTGCTTTTTTTGATGACTTTGGTGTCGCTTTCTTCATTAGATGATTTTTTGTTAATTTTTTCTACATAATGAGAACCATTATCAACCTCCTCATAAACCCAAGCTAACTCCTCTTGTGTAGCGCTATTCCAACGAACACGAATACCACCAAACCGAGTTGCTGCATCTTTCATTTTTGCTTTATATTCTGCCATAGTTGTATATATATTAATATGTGGCAAATCTACCACATAATTTTTCTTATTACAATTACACATACAAAAGATATTAGCAGGGAGTGTTTATAACCCCCTGCCTATCTTAAATATTAAGAAGTTGTTGCTGTTAAATCTCCTGCTACAACAGTTATCGTACCTGAATATTCTAAAGGTAACTCAAATTGTCTTGCCGTTAATGTAACTGTAACTCCATTGTCATCTGCGTATGCTGCTCCTGTTCCTCCTTCTATGGAAGTAAGGTTTGCATAAGTTTGATTTCTAATCCAAGGAGAAGCACTCTCTGATAAGTTTTCGTATTTATATGAAAAACCTACTAAAAGCTGAATTCCTGAATTCATCTCAATTAAAGCCACAGGGCACTCAGGCTCTATTTTTTTAAGTTGAGCCCATCTACCTGCGTCAACATCTGGAAGATAAAAAGATAAAGCACACTCATACGCTGTACTTCCACCTTCTTTAGTTCCTGATATAGCTAAAGCAGCAGTTTCATTCTTAAACTCAAAACGAGCCCAAGGATTAGTTACTGTAAAGCCTGTTACGATATGGTCGGCTGCAGCTGGCCCTGGCGAAGGAGTAACTGTAGCAACATTACCTAAATCTGTAAGTAATATTTGTCTAATTCCCCCTACTGCGTTCAAGTCGCCACAATCTACTAAAAGTCCTGTATCTATTGCCATTTTATTTTATTTTTAAAGTTATTAAATTATCCGATTAATGTAGCTCCATTAACTAAAGAGTTCCATCCATATTGAAAGCCCATAGTGAATCCTGCTCTTACATACATATTCTCAGAAACTTCATCATAAAACATTTTAAGCTCATTCTCAGGTCTTGATACATCAGTCCCAATAATTAAGTTTGACTTAGCTGTATAGATAACACCATTAGTTGTTTGAGTAGTTGTTGCTGCTGTTGCTTGAGTAAACAATGGAGATAAGTCAATCCCTGCTGCTGTTGCCGCTAAAGCTAAAGCTACATCCCATTCATACATAGGTACTAATTCTACACCTTTATAGTATAATCTTGATTTTCCTATTTGAGCTTGTTCGTGTCCTGCCCCAACACTTCCTGCTATTGCTACTGCAGTTAATGTGTTGTACCAAGCGTTATATACATTTGGAGTACAGAACATTCTTTTTTCTGATGCTGCTACTTGTTGTAATGATGAAGGAGCTGTTGCCCATACATTATCTAACAATGCAGTTACATCAGCTACACTAATAATACCACCTACTGTTGCGTAAGAAGCTGTTGCTGCTGCTGTTAATAAAGCTCCTGTTACAGGTGTTAAGTTTGCACTTGTTCCCCCTTGGAAAGCAGTACCTGTTGCCATTACTGTCCATAGTCCATCTCCCATTGATGAATAAGAACAATCAGGCGAACCTACTACAATAGTAACTTGTCCTGCCCACATATTTCTTACCATATCTGAAGCGATACCACCTCTCACTCTGTTGATAATTACATCTGCTAATAAAGTTCCTGTTAAGTCAGGCATATTAATACCGTTCTTGTAAGATTCTACAATTACTTCGTCTTTAAACTCATACCAACATTGTTTTTGTTTTACAGAAACATTTTCTACTGTAATTGTTTTTTGAGTTACAGTAAATCCATCAGGGTCGCAAGTATTTTCCGCCCCACAGCCGTCATTTAATGCTGTTATACCTGTCAAAGCAGGTGCCATTGTTATGTTTTGCTTATATTTTACTGCAGGGTAGATAGTATAATTACTCATAATATCATCTGAAGTGAACATAGGCTCTAATAGAATACCTGATGCGTAAGTTCCGTTATACGCTAGAGTAATTCCGTTTATTGCTACATTTGCCATTTTTTTATTTTTTTAAGGTTAATTATAAGTTAATTTTAGAAACTAATGCGTTCCAAAAAACACTGTTACTGTCCTCTACTTTGTTTTCTACCACTACTGCAGGGTCTCCATCTGTAGAGATTTCAGTCCCCCTTGCATTTGCTTTACTTAATAAAGCGTTAAGCCTTTCAACTTCTTCGGTTAGAGTTTCTTTTTCTCCTTCCAAGTCAGTAATAGACCCACTAAGTTCCGTAGTTTTCCCTTCTAAATCTGAAAATTTATTTAAAATTTCAGCTTCGTCAGCGATAGTTACTTCAACTTCCGTTGCTTCAACAGAGGCATTAGGACTATCACTTTTAACTTGTGCGATAATACCTTCAATCTTCCCATTGAACCAATTTTTTAACTCATCAGTCATGTTTTTACTTTTTAGATTAATATTCAATTTGCTTTTGATTTCCTTGTTTGTTATGTTTTTAAACTTAGAAACATCATATTTGGCTGCCACTTTAATAGCATCCGAGATAGAATCTATAAACCCTAGTTCTAGTGCTTCATCAGCATTTAACCAAGTTTCTTCATCCATCATTTCTTTTACCTTATCATAAGGTAGATTTGTTTTCTTTATATATATGTCAGCAATCTCATTACTAATCTTTTCTAAAAGATTCGCTGTCTTTTTTAATTCTTTAGCCTCTCCCATTGCTCCACCCCAAGCGTTGTGAATCATAAAGAGAGAGTTCTCAGCCATAACCACTTTGTCGGCAGCTAAAGCAATTACACTACCCATACTTGCAGCAATACCCTCAATATAAACTGTAGTTTCTGCAGTTCTTTTCTTTAGGATATTATAAATAGCCATCCCTTCAAAAACATCTCCACCTATACAATTAATGTGTAAGTTTAATGGGGAGTTTTTAAATCCTTTAATTTCATCAATAAAATTTTGTGCATTTATTCCAAAAGTACCTATCTCATCAAAAATATAAACATCTAATACTTTGTCAGATGCCTTTGATTGTATGTCATACCAATTTTTCTTCATAACTGCAAACATATTTTAACAATATGACAATCTCACGCAGTTTTTGGAATAAACTTTAGTATGTTATGTTGCAGGTTGCTCGTTCTTTAATTCTCTCCTTGTAAACAACACTTTGGGCTTGTCTTTCGGATATATCATACTTGATAGATAAATCCATAAAGGTATGTGTTCGGCTACCATCATTGAATTTTAAGAGTGTATCAAAATCATAGATTATCATATAATTTCTAAGCCTTTTAGGTTCTACTATTCCCCTTTCAGTTAGATGTCTTAAAATATCTACAACAGTTGGTTCGTGCCATCTTTTAGCTATTTCTTCCTCTGCAACCTTAATGTATTGATATACTATATGCTCTTTATTTTGTCTTGCCATATTAGTTTCTTATCCCTGTAGGAGCTAACGCACCTGTTCTTGTGATGTGTTTTTTTGCTTTCTTTGCTTTTTTCTTAATGGGCTTGGTAGGTTTAACAGTTTCAGCAGCTTTTAATCTTTCGCTAGAAATGTAATCAGCTAAGTTGTGAAAGAATTTACAAACTGACTTCCTGCACCCCTGACAAGTTTTAGACTGCTTTACATTTGGAAAATGCTTATGCCATAAAACAAAAAATGTATTTAAAGCTCCGTTATTATACATATTGTTTAAATTCATTTCAGTTTTATTAATCTTTGCAAGATGAACTATCTCGTCTTTTTTTTCTTCAGTATAATTTTTCAGTATTGATTCGTAATCCATATTTATAAAATTTAGTTATTATTCTTTCCACTTGCCTAAAGGGCACTCTCCGAAATACTCTTTTGTAAGAGTTGTTTTAGCATCTAGGAAGCAACTGCACTTACCACACCTTGCTCCTTTAGTCCACTTAGGACGTCTTAACATTAAGAAGTTTCTGTAAAAGTCGCACTTTTTACATGTATCTAATCTATCTTTCTTTACTTTTTTACTAACAAACATTTGTTTATACCTTAAATTGTAGCTGCTGCCTCTAGTACATGTACTGAGTTTTGTGATTTAGAAATATCAGACTCTACCACATAAACCTTTTGAGAGCCACCTGCACCGCCCCCCATTGAGAATTGTTGTTGAGCAAAAGTAGGGCTATTTAATAAGCCACCATCTGCAAACTTAACTCCTCCGCCTGCCTGATTCATTTCCGATAGTTGGCCTCTAAACATTGCCGTACTTCTTTTATTGATTACAGCTTCTCCTCCTTCCAATTCATTTACTCTACCGCCTACTGCAAACTTAACTCCTCCTTGTGCATGACTAGGGCCATCAACCATTCCCCCCCTTGCAAACTTACCATCATCTATAATCCCTCCTTTTTCCCACATTCCCATAACCTTAGATACGAGAGCCATCATAGCTATAATACGAAAGAATGATGTGTAGGGGTCGCCTGAACCCTGATTTAAAATAGCGTTTCCTGCCTTAACCCCCAACCCTCCTGCTTCTACTGCTATATTTGCTGCTTTTACTGCAGTTTGTTTTATTATGCCTAATGTTATTAAATTCTCATTTATAGCCATTGCAGCACTAAGGATATTTGCAACTTCAGATAGTTTATTCCCTGCTTCTTTTATAAAGTTAAGCTTTTCATTATCTCCTGCTAGATTTGTTAAAGCACTACCAACACCACCCATAGCAGAAATTTGTTCTTCCATCATTTCCTGTTGCGTCTTATTAACTTCAATGTTATTCTTTAGAATGTCATTATTAATATCTATTAATACTAAAGCATTTCCCTTATGAAGCTCTGCCCTTTTATTCAGGTATTCAGCTTCTAATACTAACATACGATTATCAAATTCAATTTGATTCATCATAGTTGTTGACTTTTCAAGCTCAAGGGCTAATACTTTATCATCATGTGCTTTTGTTAAGAGCCTTTCTGATTCAGTCATATTTGCTTTTTGTAACTGTAAATCAAGAGTAGCTTGTTTAGCCTTTATATCAGTTCCCTTCTTCCCTAGTTTTTCTTTTTCACTTAAAAGGTCTAATTCATCTTTTAAAAGCTGTTGGTTTATTAGATTTACCTCTATAGCGTATTGAAACGCTGAAGATATTTTGTTGGCAAACTTTTCTTTGGATATAGTAAGCTCTTTAGTAGCTTGTACTCGTAAAGCCGTTAGCTCCTCTGACTCATTGGCTTTCCTTTGCTTCCTTAAAAGCTCGGCCATTCTTATGCTCCCTACAAGTACCTGCTGCTTATTCTTATCCTCTTTCCCTTTATATTGGTCTAAATATTCTTGTGTCCCTTTAATCGCTGCTGCTAATAGAGCTTTTTGATTATCTTTTTCATCTACTATTCCCTGCTTATAAACTCCATCTTGATGTTTTTTTATTATTTCATTCATCTCAAAGATAGCATTTTTCTTTGTAGGCGCATCATCTTCCTCCTCTATATTTAACTCCAAATTAATGTCGCCAAATTTATCCTCTATTGCCTTTTTAATACCTTCAGTTTTGTCCTCAAAATATCCACCTTGAACCGCCTCTAAGAATGTACCCAATGTTAATCCATGTTGGTCTAAAAGACTTGTAAGCATTTTATTGTTTGCTTCAGGGTCTACCCCCATTATTGCGTTCATAGCTTTAGCGCCATACCCTGCCATCCACTCTAATGTAGTGCCCTCATATTCAGTCATAGCTTTAGCTATTTGCTGAACAGCACTATCATCCATCCAATTAAAAGCTTTCTTCATATCCTCCATAACAGTTTCTGCAGATATAACTGTTTTAATCAAGCCCTTCTCCATATCTAAAAATATCTCAGCAGCTAATTGACTTTTCATTCCGTCTAAAAGGTCATCAAGAGAACCCCTGACATTATCAATGTTAGTCTTATTATTTATTAACTCTTTATTATTAGCTTTGAATGTTTTGTTTAAGTTAGCCACCTCTTTGTTTTCATTAAATAAAGCTGTTTTCAGTTTATCTCTATTTACTACATTATCAAGAATTAATTTACCCTCCTTATCAGTTAAGCTATTAATTTGTTTTTTTGCTTTAGATAAAGCTTCATATCTTTTTTCAATTAATTTGATTGACTCCTCCCCTCCCTTCATTTCTTTATTTAATTGATCTTGCCAATCTATAGCATCAGAAGCCTCTTTATTAAAGCTAACTAAATTATAAACTAAAGCTCCTAGTGCTATAACTATAAGTCCTATCCCTGTTCTAGCCAAAGCTCTAGTGAATGTTAAAGTGGCTGCAGTTGCATATCCTGTAACTAAAGTAAATGCTTCCATACCAAATGTAGCTAGATATAAATAACCTGTATAAATCTTTGTTGCAATTCCTGCAGCTACTATTCCTATCTTCCAGGCTAGAAATATTTTTATTACCCTGCCCATCCATTCCCCTAGAGTTGTAATACTATCAGTAAATGATTTTACAGCTTCCTCACTACCAACTATAGAGTTCATCCATTTAGAAATATTCACAACACTTTTCTTAAGCGAATTTCCAAAATTCTTCATAATGCTAATTGAAACTCCTTGTGCTGCAGATTTTAATTTCAAAAAAGCTCCTTGTAGTGTATCTCCAACCATATCAGCCATTCTCTCTCCCTCTCCTGTAGCATTTAAAAGTGCATCTCTTAATGTAGCTATATCATCAGAACCCTCTAACATAGTACCAAATGCAGCGACTTGCCTTACATCCATAAAACCAAGAACATCAGTAAGGTCAGTACCTTCATCTTGAAGCCCTTTAAATGCTATTAACATTTCATCTAAATTAGTTATCGTATGACCTAATGTTTTAGAAAGGTCAGATGATGGGTCTTGCATTTTAAGAAATATATTCCTTAAAGATGTACCCGCAATAGAAGCCTCAATACCAGTGTCTGAAAGTTTACCCATTATCGCTGCAACCTCCTCTATTTCAAACCCTGCCATAGCAGCAATAGGAGCAACCTTAGTCATACTTGTATTCCACTTCTCAATATCTAAAGCAGAGCTTGAAAATGCAACAGCCATGACATCCACCACTCTACCTGCTTCACTAGCGTCTAATTGAAACCCTCTAATAGAAGCACCTGCAACCTGTGCAGCTCTAGCCAAATCTGTTCCTGTTGCTGTAGCTAAATCAAGCGTTGCTTTTGTAGTATCTAGTATTTCTTGTGATGTAAACCCTAATTTAGAGTACGCTAATTGCAATTCCCCAACCTGAGTAGCCGTAAAGAATGTTTTACGACCTAAATCTTCAGCAGACTTAGTTAATTTATTAAACTCTCCCTCTGTAGCACCTGAAACAGCATTTACTTTAGCCATAACAAATTCAAATTCTGTAAATGTAGACACCACAGAACTTATAGCTCTGCTTACTAGCCTGAATGCTCCAACAACAACACCAATAGCAGCAGCAGCCTTAATAAAAGATTTTGATAAAGATTTGCTAGACTTTGTTGTTCCGTTAATATTTTTATTTAAATCTCTTAAAGATTTAGATTTCTCCTTAATAGCTTTGGAATTAGCAATATATTGCTTCTCTGCTTTTTTAGAAGTAAACCGACCTGACTTGGCTGCCTTTTCGGATGCTTTCTGCTCTTTTCTTAGCGCTTGTAATTCTTTTTTTAAATCAGCAACCTTTTTAATGTTTTTGATTTCTACATTTATTGCTACTTTAGTGTTTAATGCCATAATTTTATTTTAACTTATTGTTAATTGTAATGCTTTGCTTGAGCCTACCTTACCTATCTCTGCATCAACCTGCTTTAATATATCTTCTTCTATCATTTTATTTATACCCATTGAATCAGCAATTCCAAAAGCATAATCTATAAATTTTCTCCTTCTTGGAGCAACAAGCAAGCCTCCTGTTGTGTAGTAATTTAGTTTAAGTGCTTCTGTTACTCTCCAAATTGCTCCCTTTGAAAAATTTAACCCCTTTAATAGAGTCCATTCTTTAATCTCGGCAAAGCTTACGTTTGGAACCCTACTATTACCATCATTAACTAACCACATATATTGGGTAGGATTCACAACCTCCATAAATAAACTACCCCCTCTCTCAGATACAGCAACCTTAAAGGAATCATGAAGCCTTCTTGAAGCAACATGCTCTTGAAATCTAAGCTCCGTCTGAAGTAACTCAATGTAAAACTTCCCTGCAGTCCTTAAAGCTTTATCTATTATTTTATATGCTGACATTATTCAGATATTTTTTTGGCTGTAGTTCCTAAAAATCTGTAATTCTCATCAGGGCTGCTTATCGTTTCGTCAATCCTATGATTAGAACCTGATAGAGATGGAAACATAAATTCAGATGTTGTTGCTTGATCCTCTATAAGCTCAAAGACCATTGAAAAGCTGGCAGAAATATCAGCACAAGCTGCCGCTATCCCCCCCCTTTTAACACTAACGATTACCCCTTCTTTTGCAGGGATTGTATATGATGTAGGATTATTTACTCTTGAATCTGTACGACCATCTATCGCTAAGATATACTGATTAGAACTTGCGTTAAAAATAAATGACTGAGTAAACAAAAGATTCATAGCTGAAGTTGAGGTTCCTGCAACAACTGCTGATTTTTTCCATATACTTATAATTATAGTTTCTGCACCACATCCTGAGCCACTTTGAGGACTTATAAACCCACTCACACTCTTAAGGTAGCAATCCACAGGAGCTATAAACTGAGAGAAACTAGATATATTTCTATTTGCATAATTATTGCCATCAATTAAAAATGCTCCTGCGCTTGTTTTAAACTGAGATATATGATTATAGTCAGAAAAATAATCAACTGTCGCCCCTGCCGAGCTAGGAAAGCGCATTCTAACGTGTTCTGAAAGCCATTTAGGAGTAACTGCTGTTACTAAATCAAAATTAGTTATAGTGTTTAGCCCTGAATTAAGCCTAGTGCCAGCGTTAGTTACATTTCGTCCTGTTATATTTCTTGTTTTTCTTCTCATTTTTTTATGCTATATCTGCTGGGTCAGGTTCTCCTGAACTGCCATCATCATTATATGTTCCTCCACCACCACTAACATTATTTATCCAAACACCTGCTGTTGGCAAGGCGCTTCCCTTGGCAGGACTCCATTGATGTAATTCTACTTTTGTCGGTAGGTTTAAGTGTGGCTGATAATCACAAACTTTAATTAATCGGTAATAGACACCATCAATATAAACCATCTTCCTAAAATTAAGCTCCGTTATGTCAGTTATTTTTAAATCAATATAACATATTCTCACTTTTGGTTTTTCTATCAGCCCATCTACCATACTCTGATAATACCTAGCATAAAGACCAACCCCCACTTGATTTCCTGATGCAATATAAGTATTAGTAGTAGCATCATAATCTTTAGCCCAATAATTCCCATAAGACAATCCAAATTGTCCACTCCAGTCATGTCTATTTATAAAGGTTGCCGAAGTGTAAAATGAATTAGGAAGATTTGCTCCACTATAATAGGTTGATGGCTGTGTTGTTACGTCAGAAACTTGCACCCTCCTATCAGTAAATCTCCGATTGACAAGCGCACCTGATTCAGCATTAAATCCTTGCCAACTTGGGTCATGGTCAGCAGGCATTAACATTTTATTATAGTATAACATTCTAGGCATAAAGTCATAACCCTTCTCTGACTGAGAAGAAGTTTCCCACATGGCTGCTGCGTAAAAATTTGTTCCTGGCGAATTTAACTCTCCTATTCTCATCCCTTGAGAGTCATAAGTTCCTGCAAAAAATGGGTTCTCAAATATCCTTTCTCCTGCTGGGTATAAGTTTCCTAACTCTTTAATCATTGGGTACACATCCCCTATACTTTGAAAGTAGTTTTCACTCATCCAATTAGCCCTCCAATCTTTACTGTCTGTTTTATACTTAAATATCAATCTTCTTTGAAAATCATTGTCAATAAAAGTCTGTTTATCTGACTGGTTTCTTGCTAACTTCCAAGTCCAATCTATAGATTGTGCAGGGGGTAAATAAAAATCAGGAAAAGGCTCTATATATACGGTTTTTTGTGCCTCTACAGTATTAAATTGAAGGTTAAACGCATGAGCAACTCCCTTCACGAAATCAAGTTGCTTTTGATTGTCAGGGAAAACATTTTGCAAGTCATACACTCCGCCATAAACAGGTATTTCTGCATTTATCAATTCTATGGAAACCTGCCCATTTGACGAACCCCAATCTTGATAGCGAGTTCCAACAAGCTCAAGCTGAATATCAACATGAGTTTCTCCATTAGTATAATTAACACTAGCATCTTTAACATCCAACCTACACATAACCATAAAAGCAAGCCTAACCCTATCTCCTTTATTGAAATATCCTGTATATGTATGGTTATCTAAAGTCCCCCCAAAAGAATGAGATACATTTGAGTTTAATTTCCCACCATGTAGTTCTTGGTCTGTATCATCCACAGTTTCTCTTTCAAACCAATCAGAAGTTCCTACAGGACTATGCTCAGTCCTTAACCCACCATATATTTTATCTAATCCTGTTGCTAATGACCCTCCACTCGTAAAATTTCCCCCTCCTGACCAGGCTCCACTTGCATTATCTCCGATATTAAAATAGAACATAATATTTGCTGTAGTTATATCATAATATCCAGCAGCAGGTATTTTCCAAAATGTGTAGAATGGGTCAGGGGTAGTGCCTAATCCACCCATGTGAATAGTTAAGTCTTGCTGCAATATCCCCCCTGAATTTACAATAACTCCATGCGAAGGCTGAAATCTACCACTACCACAATCATTTGCACTACAGGAATTACAAGTTCCTCCAAGTTGTATATAGTGGCTTAATGTTTGTGCTGTATCTCTAAAGTAGGTTCCTGTACTGTTCGGAAATGCTTTGCCAGTATATGTTTCTGTTCTATCGTGAAATTCTAATGTAGCTGCACTTGCAGGGTTACAGGTGTTATCTAGGAAATTGCCAATATAAGAATTGGCCTGCCACCTTTGTTCAGGGTTATTATAAAGAAAATTGGGAGTAGCATAGAGCAGTTTCTTAAACTGAGGGGTTTCCATAAACTCAGACGAAATTCTATATCCCACATCATTAAATATCTTATGCATCATATTGTAAATCCAAACCATTGGTCGCCAATCCAATACAGGCTTGCTGAGTGTGTGCTCAGATAGACCTGTATGAGTAATATTATACGCAACATTATCCATATAATCTTCTTCCCATGTTTCTCTAAGTAACTGCATAGACTCCCCATAGAAAAATCCTGTTTGGTCAGTCCACCCATAAGTAGATACAGGATATGTAACAGGAACAGTATTTGGGGTAGTAACACCCCCTTTAGTTGTAGAGGTTGCACAATCATCATCCTCCCAAGATTTTATTATATTCGACGCACTAATATGTAAATTTGTAGAGTTTGGTAGCTGTAAATCGCTTAAATATTTACCATCTAAATATGTGCTCCAAGCTAGATTATCGCCTAAAAAAACGCACTCATAAAATATAGGTTTATTATTTTGCTTCTCCACTCCTTTGATTTGCATTAGACCTACTAATGAAAATAAATTTCCAACTAATATCCTGCAAGGAATTTTATCTTTAAGTATAGCATCTAAATTAGTTGAGTTGGCTATATTAAGATGTTTTAATACTAGATTATTATTCTTAGTGGCAGGTACTTGAAATGTCTTACTATAAGCTCCTTTTCTTGCGTCAATATCTGAAGGGTCGTTTACTGAGAATGTAAGTGCTAAAGGAAAGTCATCCGTTGTAGATGCGTCTAACCTACCCTGAACAACCTCTTTGCTGACAGCAGTTCTATACAGCTTCACAGAAGTAAGTGTCATCTCGGAACTTGAGTGAGCATAGAGGCTTAAATCACTAAGACTAGTATTACCTTGAGTCCATTTTTTTCTAATAAGCGCCCATTGACTTGTATTCCCATTACACCCACTACAAATAGTAGTAGAATCAAATACAGTTATGTTTGCACCACCATATCCATGATTAGACAGGAGCAAAGAGCCAGCCCTATTATAATCTCTAACAATAACTTCAATTTCATAGTTATATCCTTCTATAAGCTGAATTGGATTTTTAATAAAAAGGTCAACACCTGTACCCCCTATGGCTTTATATGCGAACCCACCTGTTATCGTCCAATCAGCCCCAGGCTGCCAACAAGTAGCGTTGGAAAAATGTTCATTACAGAGAAGTTGAGAGCCATAAGAGAATTGCGAAGATTCCTGCAAAAGCTCTATTGAAATATCGTTTGAAGCCATATATTTTAATTTCTTTGAGTTACAACTCCATGTGCGTGCGTATATTCAATAGTCATATTTGTCAGCCCTTTAACAGTATCAAAAGTGTCAACTGATGTGTTTGTTACTATGATTGGAACGTAAGACCACATATTAGGCTGCTGTCCACTTGTGTTGCTTCCGTCCGTAATATCATTTAGAGTTCTGTAAGGCACTTGATATACAAGCCTATCACTATTCACTTGGTCTTGAGTGTTGACTTCAGTCCAAACATTAGGAGAGTGCATTATCTCTCTTAACCACTCTGCTTTTAGTTTATTTAATGGTAGGGATGATACTTTACCACTTTTAGTTCCATCTACATTTAAAACTTCTAGTCCACCATTATAAACATCAGCTCCCCTTACTGTATCTCCATAATAAAAATCTGCTACATTGGAATTATTAGAAGGATAAGGATTGGCTGTTGAGCTTCTCCCAACTCCCCAATTAAACCTATTCGGCTCAGGCCTTAATATAATATCTTTATTTGCATTGTATGAAACAGTAGAATCTCCTTTAAATGTATAGGAGTCTATTCCTCCTGCTTTATTTAGCCAATGAATCCTAACAAAAGGCAGTTCTGCTTGATGATATAATATACCCTTGCACCTAATTTTGTTAGCGTTAGTAGCATAATCACTTCTTAGTTCTGTATAATAAACACCTCTATAATACACACCTGAATTCCAAGTTGATGTCGTTATTTCTCTCTCTCTATCTATCTCATACCATCTCCTTTCAAAAATATTAGTTTTAACTACTCCAGTTCCATTTCCATCCGTGGTAGTAAGAGTAGTTCCTGAAATTTGATAATAAGCAATTTCATCATTTAAGAATAAAGAATCTGCTGCAGTTTTAGGGGCTCCATCTGTATCTATTCTATATCGTGTATATGTTGTACCTCCATTCTCCCACACATCCTTTACAGGAGATGAATCATGTATGCAATTAGCATTTATATAGACAGGAGAAACATTTTGAGCGCAAGCTCTATTCTGTGTTCTCTGGTAAACATTATTTGCAGGGGCGGTGTTAGGCGAAACACCTGTTCCTGTAGTGTATCTTGGTCTTAAATTAAGAGTCCAATCATAAAGCCTAGCCTTTCTAATTATAACTCCTGCTGCACTATAAGCAACAACTTCCATATAAGCATCAGCCACTAAGTCTGAAGTGTTATTAGGCCCATAAGCTATACCTTCAGGATTTATCGAACCACTATACCATATTCCATAATTATTTATCTCCGCTTGTTGCCACGATAAGGCTTCAGAAGTGTCAGTCATTCTAACCTCTTTTGCAACTCTAGTACCTGAATTTATATCACTTGTGTAAGTATAATTTCTGCACAAACTTTGATGCTGACGAGGATTGCTCGTCCCTGTTCCCCATCCACTATGTACGAATACGCTTGGAGTCATATTTACTGATGCTGTAGAGTTATTATCAAAATCAGGAGCATTATTTAAAATCCTGTATTCGTTTGCACTATCAAGAAAGCTTCCTGATTTTGTAGCTTCTCTTACTATCCCCCCTCCGTCAATAATTTCAGTTCTATAATGTACTCTTATCCATCTAACAGCTCCATTTCTAGTTTGAATAAACTTATCACTCCAAACAGGCTCAGCAAGATTGTCTTGCTTTTTAGCTCCCCCATTCAGCCCACCATAAAAAGTGTTCATGTAAGTACCCTTTCCATGTGGCAATAAACTATAGGAGAGTAAATCCCTACATATCTCGCTAATATCTACAGTAAATATATGCCCATAATTAGTTTCAACACCATCTCCACCATATATTCTATCAAACTCACTTATATTTCTAATATCTCTTGTTTTTCTTATAGACGAAACTAAAGTCCAATCAGCAGGGAATATTCCTACACTATAAATATCATTACATTGATAAATATCAAATATAACATTTACAACATCTCCCTCTAGAGTTGTCCCATCATAATTTGTAGGGGTAGGTTCTTCAGCTTCACTTAAGCCGCCATTCCAAATTATACTATGCATTATTGGCGAATTAACGCAATGAGTTTTAGAGTAATTACTAGTCCAATTCCTTTGTCTATTTAATGATGAAACTCCATCTCCCGTAGGGTCTTGTAGTCTTAATAAAGTTCCATTTATTCCGTATGCCATCTCTTAATATATTTTATATTTTTTGTTTAAATAATCTTTCATTTTACTTTGTTCAAATGAGTTTAATGCTCTATTGAAAATTATTATCTCTTGAATGTTTCCTGTATATCCATAAAGACTTCCTAGCGTACAGTCAGCGTCAATCAAATTACCCCTATTCCCAATATTAAGTTTTCGGGTTGTATATGATTGTGGAACATATAATGCATTTGTTTTAGTAGCACTTACAATATTACCTAATGCTAAATAATCTACTAATGAGGTAGTTCCTTCTAATCTAACCATAGTAATATGATTTACACTCATATCTGCCGTAGGTAGCTCTGTATTGCCAAAAGTCATTGTTGCTGCTGCAGAATCAGTAATTCTTACAGTTAGTTGATTATTAATTACTGGTACGATTGTAGTTTCTGTGCCTATAGTGATTAGCGGTAAGCTTGATGCTAGAACATCATTATACCCTATTATATTACCATCATTTGCAACAGCAGGACTAAGTTGGATGCCTTGAGATACTTCAAATATAGTAAACTCAGCTTGTAGAGGGGAGTTTGCAACACTCTCAAACATATCGGTGCATTTATTAAAATTTATTCTCGTTTTATTTAACGCGCCACCACCATAGGAATATCTTAATGGATTAGTAGGTTGGGGTACTGGTGGTGCACTAACCAAAGTGCTAGATTGAAAGTTATTCCCATTCCCTGAGCCATCCCCCCAAGCTGTTAATTCTTTTGTGGGGATATTAAACGAAGTATTGCTATCTGCTCTTAGCCATACTGATAAATCTGGTATTTGATTAGGATATGTTGATTGAGGTCTAAAACATTTGCTTAACACTCTCCAAGTAAATGTCATTTTAATCTGAATTAATTGGTCATTAGCTACTTCTTTATTCCTCTCTAAAGTAACACTCTCATCTTCTAAAAAGGCAAGTATAGGGGCATTAGCTTGGTAGTTCTTTAGAAAATTATCTAACCATTCTGTTGCTAAATCCTGTAAATTCTCCCATCTCTGGTCTATTTGTTCATTTGCTTGTGCTGTTCTATTGTATAAATCTGAAAAATAAATTTCAAATGTATAATTTTCCCACCCATTTTCCAAACCAACTTCAGGAAATACTGACGTTGGAGGAGTTATTAGTAAAGACGGGTATTGAGTATTGTGATTATCATTAAATTCCTCTGTATATCCAAAAAACTTATCCCCATAAGTCCATTTAGACTTCATTACTGTTACTATATCTGTTAATTTTATTGGCATATTTTTAGCTTACTTTATTTGGGTTAGAAATTTTTTCAGTAACCTTTGATTCATACTCATTCTTAGCTGTTATCCAGCTTAAATAAGTTAATACTTTATATAAATTAGTGTTCTTAACACTATCTATTCCATTTTCCCCTTCACTTTTAAACACTCCCTTCTCTGCAAGAATATAAAGACTGTTTAACCATCCAAATGGCTTTATATATTGATTATAAAGCCCTTTTGTCTTAACCTCCATCATAGATTTGCTTTTTTCTCCGAATACATGCTGAAAATTCTCTGCAATTTGCTGCTTTGATTGGTCAAAAAAAAAGCGAACTCCATGACTGAGTCCATTTTTAAATTTTTAAACTTTTCAGTTTTCTCCGCTATCAGTTCCTCGTCATATTCTTCCCCTGACCTCCTGCATAATATAGCCATTTGTTCAGGAAGAATATCATATCTCCCATTTTTCATACTGTCAATAGTCATATCAAGCTGAGTAGCTTCAATAAAGTCCCCATAAGTATTTTTCCTTAGCATTTCTGAAGGGAAGTGATAGGTTTCTCCATCAAGCTCAAAAGATGTGGCTCCTGTTGGCTTATATTCTTCCGTTAGAATCCCCAAGGCATTTATCACTTTAGTAACCTGCTCCATATCTACTTTTCGCATATTATCTTCTGATAATCCTGATATAAAGGAAAATATATCGCTATTTAGACGCATTTCATCTAAAATCTTAATGTTCCCTAGTATTTTATCTAAATCTTCCTCTCCTTCATATTTATCCTCGTAATGATTTTCCTTTAATTTACTTTTTTCCTGATGCTTGTTTATTATAGTTGAGAGTTCTGCCCAATAAGATACACTAATATCTTTCCATTCTGTAGGAACATCAAAATCAATCCACTCCTCATTCTCCTTAATTCTAACAGTTATGCTCATTTTTTATTACTTAAAGTTAATATTTCTTGCTGTATTTTTTCTTTTATTTTTATATCTTCCAATATGTCAGTTGTTTCTCCTATGAAATCTACAGTAGTTTCAAATAGTTTTTCGCTTAAAGCTTCAATTACATCTTCGTTTGTATCATTTTTGATCCCTGCTAAAAACCCCATTGTAGAGTAGAGCAGTAAGTTAGGAGTCATATAGGCCCATTCATTTCTTCGGTTAGCGGTCTTAACAATTCTATTAAATGAGTTTGTATAATTTATGATATTTTTTATTATTTCATTAAAGTCCATGAATTTTTGAACAGTATAATCATCAGTAGCCTCAAATACAGTAGATTTTATAAAAGATATATATTCATATAATATCTCCTCATGTTTTCTATTTAAACTGCTTAATTCCATAAATTATTCTTAATATTTCGCAATTATATGATTTTTTTTTATATTACACTAGAAGTTTTCAGAAATCAGGCAAAATAAACCACCTTACTTCCACTCCACATATTTTTTGTTATGGCCATCACTAAACAATCTACCATATCATCATGTTTTGCTGATGGAAATTTCACTAACTGCTGCACAAATTCTTCGTTCCATTTCCCATTTAGCAAACTTACCCTTCCTGACTCTAAAGAAGCGCTAATATCTTGCACTCTAGCCACCTTGTCTTTAGATGGCGGCTTATCCTCTCTCACATTTAGTCCTGTTTCCTTCTTTAATGTTTGCACTATTGATTTTCCTGATGCTTTTGGCTCTACATAAATTCTACTCCTATTGCTATATCCGTTTTTCTGAACCCATTGTGGTATAAATTTCACTAATTCAGGAAATTCTTTATATACATTTACACAATCTATTATCTGCCATTTATTATCTTTAAATATATAGGCTAACAAAGCCGAAGGGTCGTTCTTTTCGCTAGAAGTATATGCAGGGTCAATAACAAAATCAACAGTTACTTGCTCCCCAACATCTATCATCTTAAATTTATCAATTTTCAACCACTCTGCTTTTATCATACCTGAGTTTAGCGGAGTTGGAGTTTGCATAAGTTGTCCTGCGTACCCATAACTACCCAATGCTTGCTTATAATCGTCTAAAATATCTCTACTAAATCTATCTGACCAAAACAGTCCATTCTCATCATAATTTGACTCTAATTTTTTCGGCTTTACATCCTCTGACAGCTCTGCAGGTATGCAGATGTGATGATATTTCAATCTACTATTATTCCCATACAATAAAAATCCACTTAAATCGTTATCGTGTATTCTTTGCATAATAATTATCCTAACCCCTGTTAATGGATTGTTTAATCTTGAGTAGAATGTTGTCCTATACCATTCGTTTGCATTTTCTCTCTCTATCTCTGATGCAGCGTGTTGTGGGGAAACAGGGTCATCTACAAGCAGAAAGTCCCCTCCTTGCCCTGTAACAGTACCTCCTACTGATGTTGCCCTCCTAACTCCTAGAAAATTGTTCTCGTATCTTGATTTTAGATTCTGGTCTTTCTTAATGAAGAATAAATCTCCCCATCTTGCTTTAAACCACTCTGAGTTTATAATATCTCTACTTCTTGTTGAATGTTCTATTGAAAGCTCTGCAGAGTAAGATGCTGTTATGAATCTGAACTTAGGATTCTTAATCCAAGCCCATACAGGAAACATAACAGTAACTAGAAGTGATTTTGTAGAACGAAATGGAATATTAATTACAATATCTTTCGTTTTAGGTTTATTAGCTATTATTCTTTCAGCTTCCTCTTGTAAAACATCACATAAATATTTATGATGCCAATTAGTAGACAATTCAATAGAAGGCTCAACAATATGCCACGCTTGTTGGAAGAACTCATAGAATGATAGTTCGCATAACTTCTTTTCTAATGCAAATTTTAACTGATTATCAGTTGTTGTTAATTTCATCAAGTTTTGCTCTTAATTCATCAATGCTGACATCATCATTAAGTTCAATCTTAACTTTTTTAGTTGTATTATCGGTAATTTCAGAAGATGATAATTTTGGAACAGTATAGTTAAGTAGTTTTGAAACTGCGTTGATGTAAGCTTCAGGGTTTTGGTCAAATAATTTATCTAATGCCATTCTTATTTTAGTAGAATGTCCTTCTAATGCCCAAGTTAAGGCATTTCTACTTATTTTATTTACTACAACATTATTCTTTTCTCCTTTCTTTCTTCCTTCGGTATTTATTTTGCCTCCATTTGGAAAGAACTTATCTGTAGTTTCTTTATAAGGATTGAGTTTATTTAGATTACTCTCTTTAAGTTTATATCTTTCATCTTCACTCATATTTTATTTATGTAAGTCTTTAATTGAATCTACAATTTTATCTATATATTCATCAAGTTCATCATCCAACATAGAAGCAGTTAATTTAGCATATTCTCTTTCTTCTTTCTCCTCCTCATCAATTCTTTCATCATCTTCTCGCTTATCTTCCTCTAACTCCTCCTCTCTTTCTTCTTCTTTTTCCTCTCTATCATAAGTGAAAAGCAAAGTCATTGATTCTTGTTCTTCTTTCTCAACTTTAACAATAAGTTTACCATCATCATGAAGTTCTTTCATTTGTTCTTCAGTAAAGTTGTAAGTCCAATCAATTTCTTCCTCGTATTTTGGTTTTAAAGTTTCCTCAAGGTATTCCCCTTGATTTGCTAATTGACAATCTTCTAGGGTTTCATATAGACATGCGCCTGTTTCTCCCCATTTATATTTTCCTCCTTCTTCGCATTGTTCGCAAGGCATAATTTCTATTTTTTTAATTTTTTATTTTTTATTTTATGATTGTTCACAATCTCTATAAAGTATTATCGTTCCACTTATAATTTTAATATAAGTAAAGTCAGCCAGTATCTCAGAACCAGTTTTAAATGAAAATCCTGTTGTTAGTTGGAATTCACTTAAAGCACTTAAATTAGTTGCTAAAACAGTTCTGAAATTTGTGTTAGCTAAAGATACAATCTTATAAACATGACTATAATCCGTACAATTAGGAACAGAATCTACTAAAGGATTTGCAGCGTCCCATTCTAATGCTCCATCAGGAGTATCACTAAGTACAATCGTTTCACAACCACACTTGCCATGACCTTCATAAGCTAAATCTGCACTTAATACAGGCGAAGCGTTATTAGTGATAATTTTTGGTGGATGATATAGAGCCATAATCTTTCTTTCTACAAATAAAGTAAAATATTTTATATATCCTAGGAAACTTTAAGAAGTTTTATTAACGTAGCTTTATTCATATCTTTTTCTTTAGCTTTATCTTTAATGGTATTGCATACCCTTAACATACCCTATGTTTATTTTGTCTTTTAAATTGATGAATAAACAAGACATATTATATGCATTTGCATTCTTTATCATTGTTTTTACCTCCTTTATATTTACTTGCATATACTTTAGTTTTCAATTTTTTTTATATTTTTTTTTCACTTCCATAAACTGCTGAATATTCCATTTTATTTACTATACCTTTGAAATCTTATAGAATATACTGTTGCTCATATCGCAACTAGCATATTTGATAACCTTCTTAAAATAATTATCATGTTTAAATTCAAAATTGGTAAATTAACTATACAACTTCTTCCTCCTAAAATAACTTGGAATATCTAATTATGAAATTGGATTTAGAATACTTGCGTGGGTGTATGTGTGGTTAAGAATAGGAATTTTCTAAAATTACGGAATTTGCTCCCAAACTTGCAATTTATCTCTTAAAATCAGAATTTTAACACTTTTTGCTGCAAAACTTCATTAAATAATCTTTTTTAAAACTTTCTGCTGAAAAATTAGGATATAAAGAGGAAAAAAGCAGCTAATTAAAAGAGTTTTCTCTAATTTCTTTTAACTAACTGCAATTAATTTTGATTAACAACCGAACAACAAAATCACTACAAATAAAAATGCTATTGTATATTCGTTAAATGGTATCTTGTCAAACTGATTAAAAGTGTTTTATCATAAAAAAATGTGTTAATTAGTGCCGAATATTTAGAGGCTTTCAGCGTTTGCCTGTTCCTATTGTATATCATATTTGTAAATAGAGCACCCTGTATAGTTATTGTAAAGTGCGTTTTCTTCTCTGCATACGTCATCACGTTCTTCTACGTATGTACTGCAATCGTCACAGATGTATTCTTCCTCTACCTCTGAGTATCTTATTTCATCCTCATGGGTTGTACAGTCGCAACATTCGCATACCGTTCCGCTGTCGTTCTCGTCCTCTCCTTCTGTACTTGTGCAACAAATAAAGTCATTATCTCCTGAATTAGAATTTATAAACCATTTTCCTGAATGTCTGCCAATACTTTGGAATGTGTCCGAATACGGGAAGCTCTCAAAATCATCAGAATCGAAATCTAAAATAATAGGCTTCAATAATATTTTCTCTTTGCTTCTTTCCGTTTCTACATCTCTGTAAATTGGTTGTTCGTCTTTGTCGTTTCTGCCTGTGTTTATTGTTTCAGTAACTATCTTGCGCTTAACATCTCTGAATACCTGAATATTAAATTTTTCTTGTATATTTTTAATTACTGAAGTATCTAATGAATCAGTAAATTTACAACCAAAACCAAAAGTCAAAATATCTTTGTCTTTTTCTTTGCCCATTAGGTTTGTCAATACTTCAGTAATTAGCTTCTTTTGGTACTCTTTGCGTATTTCATTATCTCCATTAACTGAGGTTTGTTCGTAACTATTATCTAACCAGTAATTATTAGTGTCCTTATCGTACCAAAGTAGGGAACGAATCAAAACTGTGTCTTCTTCATCTGTTAAGGTTGCTAACTGTAAATTTTCTGTCTTATCGTACACTTCAAACCAGCTCTGGTAAGCTCTGGCCATACAACCAACAACTGATGCTGTATTATAAACTCTGCTAATATCTGAACCGCTAAATAACACTAATTTGGTTTTTAAATTGCTTATGAAGTCCCTTGTGAATTGTTCTGACAAACTATTAAAAAGTGTAGTCTTGTTGGTCGGTGCTATTATCATACTGTCTAAAAATTTACTAGGCTTAACTGCTGTAAAATATTTTTCTCTTTGCTCTGTATCATTAGGCTTTAATTTAAAACCTTTAATATTCTCCTGTAATTTTTCTATTCTGTCAGACTTAATATATGATATTTTTGTACTGTTGCCTTTCATTCTTTTTATATGTAAATATTCTTTTTTGAAGTCAGGATTCAGCGTAAAGCCTAAATTTGTAAAAATTAATTGATAATCTTTAATAAGTTTATTGAGTGTTTTTGTTTTCATTGTTAATATATTAAGTTAGTAAATATGATGACAAACCCTGTTGCAATTAATAAGGCTGTTGCTGTCCCTATTGCAAATGTTATTGCTTCTGCAATTACATCTGTAAAAGTTTTGTTTTCTGTAAAAATTGTTTTTTTGTTTTTCATCTTTTTAAAATTTAGTTAGTTAGTAAAAGACGCTTCTCAGCGTTTCGGACTTTTAGTCCTCGTCAGTTTTACTTTTTTGCATCTTCACACATAGCAAAAATTTCTATAGCTTCCTCCGTCAACTTATTGTTTTGCTCAATTAATAATTTTGTCCTAATTTCAAGTACTATGAAGGGTAACACAACCGCTACGCACTTATGTTCTTTATTATAACCAACCGCCAAACCGATTAATTTCTCAAAGTTTGCAATTATTGTTATTTCTTTTTTGCTAGTTGTAATTTTGAATTTTTCCACTTTATTATGTTTTTGTTTTATGTCTTATGACTGTGCAAAGATAACAATTAATTACATAAACAATACAAATTATTTAAAAGTTTTGATATTTAGAACCATTCTAAATAAGGATAATTTATGTATATATTGAACGCGAATAATAAAATATTTGAATTGACAATAACAAAAAGTAATTATTTTTTATTATGTTAAATTGTGAAAGTCTGAAAAATCTTTAAGAAAATTACACTAAGGGAGGGGAGAAGTCAATTAATCTACCTTTATATACAGCCCTAGCAGTTTCAAGGCTCTGGCAGTTTCAACAGGTTTGGCGGTTTCAACAGGTTCAAAAAAATTTTGGTCAAAAAAAAATTTTGAAAAATAAAAAAAATAAAAAATAATTTTAATATACAGCCCTAGCAGTTTCAACAGGTATTTTGCGGTTGTATAATATGGCATGTTAACGAAACATAATCTTAAAATTTTCGTATAAAAAAAATAGCCAGACGCATTATGAGCACTCTGACTATTCTTTAACCAACTAAAACAAGCGTTATGAAGTCGCTTTCTCTTTAGAGTTTTATATATGTTTTATACCTAAGTATCTTATTTACGATTGATTGGCTTACAGCGTACTTAATGGCTAACTGTGCTTGTGTGAACGCACCTGTTTCGTACTCTAACCTAATGTTTTGTGCTTCTGCAAAAGTGAACTTACGCTTTGCATACCCACCACCCCTCATGTCTTTTCTTTCGTATATGTTTATGCTCATATCTTTTTATTAAAGTAATCATCTATCGTTTGCATACTCTCGTCTATCCCTTTAGTAACTCTTGCACAATACCCTACTTCGTTTAAGTATGCTATCCATTCTTTCTGTTCTTTAGTTGGGTAAGATTTCTTGTCCTTCTTTATTTCTAAGAACAATCCATGATATACCCCCCCCCTCTTAGTACCCCCCTCCCCATCTACTCCTCTCTCCATAGGGAAACAGATCTGTAGGTCAGGGAATCCTTTTACATATCCAGTAGCTTTAGCTTTGACTGCCTGCTTAAAGGATGTTCTTATTCCCCCAAGACTAGCGCAATACTTTACTTTAGGATGCTTCAGTTGGAGATACCTTACGACTCCTTTTTGTACTTCTTCTTCTTGATTTCTCAACTGTCTTTGATTTAATTAACCCTTTGATTTCTGAACGAACATCCATCATCTTGTTATACACCTTTATCTCTAGTGTATCTACATCAAGACTAAGCTCAGTCAATTCTTCTTGAATTTCCTTTAGCCTTAAGTTAAGATAGATACAATAAAAACCAAGAACAACAAATAATATTGCTACCATAATAATAATTTTTAATAAACTGTTTCCCCATATTGACCTTCAACATAGATGCTTTTAAATATAATATCCAAATCTTTATGCTTTGATTTAATTCTTGTAATTATCTTTTCCATTATTCTTTCATCTTTCTTTATCAGCTCTACATCATTAGTTAAAGCAAATGTATCAATTATTTTGAACTGACGATTCCTTATTGAACCTTTCTTGCGGTAACCATACTCTATGATAACCCTATAGATAGGGCTAGACAACCTCTTTAATTTTCTCTAACTCAAATTCTAAATGAGCTATTGCCTTGATAATGCACTCGTTAGGTTTTGAGTGTTTCTTTTCTGCTCTTAGTAAATAGGTAACAGCAGTTCCAATGTTGTATGATAAATCAAATCCTGATACAACCTTCCTTGCTTCATATCCATTATTACCTATGTAGTAATGAGGTATTCTCTCGTCCCCCTCTATATCTACCTCCCTCCAATTAGAGATTGTGTTTTCAGTATTATTTTTTCTGCTCATTTTGTTTTTGTATTTCGCTATAAGTTCTGTTTCTATCGTGTGCTAGTCCTCCTGTCCTAGTTACTACTTTATCTCTCTTATCTATCTTATCCATTTCTTCTATTCTCCACAAAATCTTTTCATTTTGTCTATCTCTTATCTTTCTTTCAATCATACTCATGAATATAATCATAACAATTATCAAGGCAACAAAACACATTATCATTTTAAATATCATCATTGTGTTAAGATTTTTAATAATTGATTTGAAGTATATATTCTATCATCCCCATCATAATTTTCATATATCATTGTAAAGTTGTCATCTTTCCAAGTCCACAAAGCCCTGACATTCTTTTTGATATTATCTTTTAATATCCATTTAATTGTTTTGTATGTTCTTTTTTCTTCC